GGCGCACGGCGTAAATCCCGGGCCTGCAACGAAGGACGACACGCTGCGCCGCAAGGTGCAGGAGGTGCGTGATGGCCACGCCGAAACGGCCTGACCGTAAGCCATTGCCGCGCAGTCAGTGGGGTGCGGCCTGGAACTATTGGTTCTGGCGGCAACAGCAGCGCAACAAGGCGAAGCGGGGTAGCTGATGGCTTTCACCGTCGAGTCAGGTAATGGCGATACGGGGGCGAACAGCTACCTGAGTGTAACCGACGCCGACACCTATTGGGGTGATCGTGTCAACGCCACGTCGCCTGATGGGAACGCGTGGACGGACGCCAGTCAGTCTGAAAAAGAAGGCGCGCTTATCGAAGCATCCGCTTATCTGGACGCAACCTACGACTGGGTATGGAACAACCCGCCGCACTGGCAGAGTTCCGTCAATCCGATTTCTCCGCTGGCTGCCTACACACCACTCGTCAGTGAAGATCAGGGCCTCAAGTGGCCACGGCAGGCAGCCTATGACGAGGAAACCTACGTCCTCCAGTCCGGCGTCCCGCAGAAGGTCAAGGATGCCACCGCAGAAGTCGCGCTGAACGCGCTGGACGGTCAGATTTTGACGACGCGCGAGCGCGGGGGTATGGTCAAGCGCGAACAGGTCGGCAACGTGTCCGTGGAGTATATGAATAATGCGCCGGGTGGCACGTCCTACCCGATGATAGACCGCATCCTGAACGGGTTGTACTGGCAGAAGGATGGCAGTCGCAAGCTAAGGCGGGCGTAATGTGATGGGTAGCGGCTACTACTTTCTGGAGTACAAGTCGCGCGTTGGCTGGATGCCAGTCAATGCGATCACGGATCATGAGGTATATGCCGGCAATGATTGGCCGCCGAAGTGGCAAATGCAATCAGAGCAGGAAGCGAACGCAATGCGCGACAAGGCCGCCTCGGTTGTAGAGGATGACAGCCTTGTGCGCGTCGGGTTCGCTATTGGCGGCAGAGCAGCATGACTGGCAAACTCGACAAACGCATGCGCGCCACGGCTAAGCGTCTGATCAATGATTTCGGCAAGGCGATCACGATCCGGCGCACGGCCCGGAGCTACGACCCGTCGTCGGGCACGGAGACGACGACCACGACCGACCACAGCACCAACACCGCACCGCCGGAGAGCTACCGGCTTGACCAGATCGACGGAACGAACGTGCATCGTGGCGACCAGAGGCTTTTCGTGGCTGCCAGTGGGCTGTCCATAGACCCGGACCCGCAGCAGGATACCGTGATCATGGACAGCACGACCTGGCAAGTGGTTGCCGTAGAGGGTCTGTGGAGCGGTGAGCAGGTGGCCGGCTGGTATTTGCAGGTGAGGCGATGAGCAGCTTCGACGTGGCGGTTATCGGTGCGGCTGGCGTCACCATCGTGACAACGGTTTCGTTCTGGCTTACCATTCTTGGGGAATCGCAGTCGGTGTGGCTGTGGCTGGACATACTTGGGGTGCTCGGATGAACCGTACAGAGGAACGCAGACAGCAGAAGGTCAACGCCATGATCGAGGCGGCTGGTCGTCTGACCAATGCAGTGTGTCGCGGGTACGTGGCAGAGAATTGGATGCAGGCGATTGTCTCTGTGCGTGAAGCAGCCTATGAAAAGGTGCGATGCGATCAGATCAGGTCGACGCCGGCGGAACTATTTTGGCCTGACGAACCGCGCCTTGATATGCGCCGGGTGCGCCGTGACCGTAGGCGAAAAGGCGAGAAAGTAATCCGGTTGCGGCCCAATGAAGGGACTCCGCAAGTCGTACTTGGTAGCGACACCATAAAGATCACCAGCGGGGTGATAGAAGAGGCATGACCGTCATCGACCTCCAACAGGCGCGCGAGGAGCGCGAGCCGCACGTTGAAGGCTCGGCGCATTGTGGCGCATGTGGACATCAATGGTATGCGGTGGTGCCACCGGGAATGTCGTGGGGCCTGGAGTGTAGTGAGTGCGGATCAATGCGCGGCATGCTCACGAATCCGATAGGGTCGCCGGGCGAGGATCGCTTGCGCATGGAGTGCGCTTGCGGTTGCCAACTGTTCTTTGTCTGCGGTGATGGCCATGCTGTATGCCACCAATGCGGGCTCCAATACGAGCTTGACCTATGACATCCAACTCCGACGAATTCGAGCGCGAACTCGAGCGAGAGCAGAAGGCTCTGTTCGAGGGGCAGATCCTTGCCGCTACTCAGAAGCTGGCACTTGAAGGGCTGCGTCGCCTTGTTAATAAGACGCCGGTTGACACAGGTCGGGCCAAGGGAAACTGGCAGACCACCATCGGGAGTGTGGCAACTGGCACTAATGACACCACGGACCCCGGCGGCCAGAAGACGATCTCGCAAGGCGCGGATACGATCACCGGGGCGCCGATATTCCGGCCCATCGCCATCACCAACAATCTGCCGTATATCGTAGCGCTGGAGCATGGACATTCCCAGCAGGCGCCCAAGGGGATGTTAGCGATCACGGTAAGCGAACTCGAAAGCCAGTTCCGCGAGGTGAGAGATGCCGACCTTCAGTGAGGCCGCCTCGACCATACGTAATCGCTTTGCGACGCAGATGCACGCGGAGCGGAGCATATTGATTGCGTTCGACAATGCGACTGGCCTTTACGACGGGACGCAGACAGTGCAGGAGCCGCAGGACGCCAATGGCGACCCGACCCCGTGGGTGCGCCTCAACATCCGCCCGGGCAACGCCTTCCAGGTCACGCTCGGTCGCAACCGCACGTTTCGCAATCCGGGCACGGTTATCACGCAGATATTCACGGTAGCCGGCACCGGAGATGGGTTGGCCAACGAGATCGCCGAAGACGTGGCTGCTGCATTGCGCGGGGTGACGGTCAGTGCGGTACGTCTGAGGGCCACATCGCCGCCGCAGTTCGTTGGGCCTGACGGCGCGTGGTATCAGGTTAACTGCGTGACTCCGTTCGAGTATGACGAGACGGAGCCGTGATACAATGGGGCATGAACCAGCTCTAGGAGATTAAGCAATGGCATTCGCTGACACCAATCGCGTTGCACTGGGCGTAGTCGAGGAATCGACGTGGGGCACTTGGCCCGGCGGCTCTCTGGAGGAGGTCCGGTACACCAGTGAAACCTTCGGCATGCAGCAGAGCACCACGCAGTCGGATGAAGTGCGCTCAGATCGCCAGGTGCCGGACATCATCCGTACCGGAATTTCGGCTCAGGGTGGCAACACCGGCGAGCTGTCCTATGGCGTCACTGCATGGGAGAAGATGCTGAAGGGCCTTCTGGGCGCGGCCAGCGACTTCTCGACCCCGCCGACAGAGCTCACCGGGGAAATCGGCGCCGAGTCGACCGGCAACATGTTCAGCAGCGACAGCACGGGTGCCGGTGTGGACATGTCCGGCCTGTCCGTAGGCGACTGGGTCCGCACGAGCGGATTCACAAACGAGGTGAACAACGGGTATTTCCAGGTGACTGCCGTGGACACGGCCACCGCCTCGGACCACAACATCACTGTGGTCGGTGCCACGCTGGTGGATGAGACGGCTGCCGCTGGCCGCACGTTGCAGGGCTCTGCGGCCATGCGCAACGGCACCACGAAGCACAGTTTCAGTTTCGAGAAGCAGTTCCTGGACCTCAACAGCGGCTCCGGCCTCGCGGCCAGAGTGCTGGGCTACCGCGTCGGCGGGCTGCAGATGACGCTCGACCCGCAGTCCATCGCCACCTTCCAGTGGTCGGGCCAGGGTAAGCAGATCTCGGACACCGCTGGGACCGCGCTCGACAGCACTGGCAACACGCTGGACTTCACCACACTGGCGACCATCACTGACGCTGCCGCCAACGACGTGATGAACACGGTGGACGGCATCGGTCAGCTGATACTCAACCGCGATGATCCATTCACCACGGTGACGTTGCAGAACCTCTCGGCCAACCCGCAGACGGCGTTGCGTCAGCAGCAGGCCGTAGGAGCAGGTATCGGCCCTGCTGGCATCGGCATCGGCCGGTTCTCCGTCTCCGGCAGCCTCACCGCCTACTTCGAGGACAAGACGCTACTGGAGGAGTACATGCTCTTCCGAGACACCGACATCGCGGTCGTGGTCAAGGACGGCAGCGGTAACGCCTACCTGTTCGATTTCCCCGCGGTGAAGCTCGGTGGTGACGGTCTGCCCAAGGGCCAGGGCAATGACCAGGACGCCGTCATCTCGCTTGACATGACCGCCAAGCGCAGCACGCGGGCGGGGCTTGATTACATGTTTGGGATCAGCAAGTTTGCCGCCTAAGGAGAATACATGAAACTCAACGAAATCACGGTAGACACAGAGCGCGAGAACAAGGGCGACTGGGTGGAATCCCCGCGCTGGCCGGGCGTATGGGTGCATGTGCGCAGCTTACATAACCCGGACTATCGCCGCGCCTTGCAACTGCAGGTCCAGAAGCTCCGGCGTAAGTACGGCAATGAGGTCACGCCGCCGGACGTGCAAGACAAGATGATGGCCGAGCTATTCGTCGAGCACATCATTAACGACCTCAAAGGCATTGAGGACGACGACGGCAAGACGCTCGAATACACCAAGGAGTTCGGCCGCAAGGTGATGAGCGAGCCGCAGTACCGGCCACTGGCGGACTTCATTAGCTGGGCTTCGACGATGGTCGGTGACGAGCACGTCGACCAGATGGAGGAAGACGCGGGAAACTCCAAGGGCGGCTCCGGTGGGAAGCGAGCTGGGGGAAGCACCTAGCCGCCCTGGAACGTCACCGGGACAAGACGGGGCGCACACCCCCGGCGCTGGCCAAGCGCCCAGAGATACCGGAGCACCTTAGCGAGATATGGCAGGATTACATCAAGCTCAGCCGGTCGAGGCCATACGCACAGACACAGCCGCTACCGATACAGTTCGAGACGATGGACCGATATGCCCGGCGATTCGGTCCTCACTCGGTTGATG